ACCAAACAAAGAAGTTTGGTTTATTGATACTACAAATGGTATCAAATAATATCTTAGGAATAAGGTTCCTATTGTCCAGAGAGGGGATTGGAGTAGGCATCATGTCTAAGCTTAATAACATTCTAGATGAATTTCGGGATTTCAAAAACAACCCTGTGAGGAAAGGTGCTCTATCAACTACCCTTCAAGGGCTAAGACGGAAGATCCTTGTCCCAATACCCATGATGAAGGACTATAGAAAGAGATTCATGTTCATGGTCTTTTGTTTGCAACTAGCATGGTCAGGAAGTGCTTCGGCTGCTCTTGCCACGGGCGCCTATATCAGCCTTCTGGCTATTTTTGCCGATAACCCTGGAGGAATGATAAGGGCTTTATTCAACGACCCTGATGTGGAAGTTCAACTGGCTGAAGTCGTAGATATTGCTCAGGATGGAATCAAACTGGCCACTAGAGGGAAATCAATGGACATGCAAGAGCAGGAAATGTGGCGATCATCTCAATCCGGCCCTTACACAGGCTCATCAACAAACCCATTCGTGGCTAGGAACATAGATGAGATTGCTCCTAGATCTAGTGAAGATCTGCAAATTGCCATCCAAACTGTGACTGCTCAAATCTGGATTCTTTTGACCAAAGCAGTCACCGCTATTGCAACAGCTGCAGAATCAGAGAATAGAAGGTGGCAGAAGTATGAACAACAGAGAAGGGCAGACGCAGACTATAGGCTATCTGACAACTGGAGAAATATAGCCAGAAATAAGATAGCTGGGGATCTGTGTGTACGGAGGTTTATGGTGGAAATATTGATTGACGCTAACAGGGCTCCTCACCCCAAGGCTAGGATCCTTGAGCTGATATGTGACATAGGCAATTACATCAGCGAGGCAGGTATGGCAGGATTCTTCTTAACAATTAAATATGGGATAGAGACTAAGTACCCTGCACTTGCATTAAATGAGCTTCAGGCAGATCTTGCTACCGTACTGAACCTGATGAAGAATTATACAACAATGGGTGAAAGAGCCCCTTTTATGGTCATACTTGAAAATGCTGAGCAGACAAAATTCTCCCCAGGCTCTTATCCTTTACTATGGAGCTATGCCATGGGTGTGGGCGCCAATCTTGACAGGGCAATCAACAATCTAAATTACACAAAGAGCTTCCTTGAGCAGCAATTCTATGATCTCGGAGCTTCGATGGTGGCAAAAATGGAAGGTTCAGTGAGCAAAGCAATGGCTGATGAACTTGGGCTGTCCAGCGATCAAATCGAACAAGTCAAGTCTTTAGTACAGACTGATGGATCATCTTCATCAAAGTTCAAGAGGTCCGCAGATAAAGGCAGAGCCAATGCGGGGTCCTTCAATCCCAGCTCAGCAGAAGATGTGATGGGGAGTGATGAAGATGACGACGATGACAACCCTGGAGACAACTGGACAGGATTCCCCAATCAATATCCAGGGGATGATCCGAAACTTCACTGGACTCAAAGCAAACAACCGAAGCCAGACTCATCGAGAGCACCTGGATCCAACATGTTGAACTTCGACAAAGGAGCCATGAAGAATGAGCTAGATGCTATATTAGGTGCAAAATCCAAGAAACAGAAGAACAAATCACCAGATAGCACATCTGACAGAGGAGGAGCAGAATACTCGGATGACATAAGAGCCATGGATAACTGACAATACAAATGAGACACTAAAGGGCCTCGACGACCAAAGACAGCACAAAACCCAACAGTCAACAGACACACACAAATGATCCCACACCGAGCAATCCCACAGACCACCTCCACTCCAAAGATCCCCAACATTCCGACACTCCACTAAGAAAAACTTAGGACAAAAGTCTGCATGCTACACACCTCTGTGCAGCATTGCATCCTAGTCCTTACTGCTCTGGGATAATCCTCGATGGCAAACTTTTCTACAAGTGAATTGAATCAGCTGGTTCAAGATGGAATCAAAACTGTCGAGTTTATACAACAGGCTACGAAGAACCCTAAGGAAACATACGGGAGAAGTGCCATCCAGAAACCAAGAACCAAGGACAGAATCAAGGCCTGGGAGGGAGTCACAGCAGACCATGATTACACAGGAGACAAACAGGATGGAGTGCCTGGAAAGGAGAAGGGAATTAAGAAAAGAAAGGGCAAAGGAAGTCCTAAGGATAATCGAGGAACTGGAAATGAAGAGGATCCTATCAAGAGAGAACCCTCAACCCCCTCCGAGGCTGGCGATATCCAGGACAGGGATGTTGAAAATACTGCTGATGAGCGTGCAGAAGACGGGGGAGATACCGGTTCTGGATTACATCAGCCTAGAGAGGGCTCAGATCCTGGATCAGATGGAGATGCAGAGTCTGCGAGAAGCCTGGGTGATGATTCAGTCAGTAATGCGGATTACCGTGTAATACTCAGTGCTGATCACGAGTCATCCGCCGCGGAGACAACAGATCTGCCCAGCAACGTTGCAAGTGTGCGACCTGCGACCACAGAAGACTTTGCTCAAATATTTGAAGAAGGCTCATCCAAAGCTCACAGACGGCTTACAGGAGTTGCAGCTTACACTGACTCTGATGCTGCCCACAAGTCAGCAGGAAATCCGGTTAAAAAAGGCATCGACGGGAGTACTGCATCGACACCTTCGGTGGACATACAATCATCCGGGAGTGGTGCAATCCCCAGTGTGCACGAGTTACTGCTACGCCAGCCCAGTTCGCATGCTCATGCGGAGAGTGCCCACAAAGGTGTGCCAAGTGTATCGACGACCGGATCTACTTACAAAAGTTGCGAGACTGCATCGCATCATCAGATCCTTGAGGGAAAGATTGATATACTCATCGGGAATGTTGACAGAATTGCCTCGAAACTTGATCTATTACCAGAGATAAAGGAAGAAATCAAAAACATTAACAAGAAAATTACAACTCTTAGCCTAGGTCTCTCTACTGTGGAGAATTACATAAAATCTATGATGGTAATAATCCCAGGATCTGGAAAGGACGAGGAAAAGAGAAATCCTGATGTCAATCCAGATCTCCGTCCCGTAATTGGGAGAGATAACACCAGGGGTTTGAGAGAGATGAAGATGGAGAGAGGGACACTTGAGGATCTCAATGATGAGAGCAACTCACAGCCCAAAATTGATCCAAAATACCTGATTAACCCACTAGACTTCAGTAAATCAAACGCTGCAAATTTCAAACCGACAAATGATCTTGCGTCCCTGAAGACTATAGTAGCTATGATAAAGAATGAGGTCAAGGATATCACTACACAAATCTCTCTAATCGAATGGGTAGAAAAGAAAATTGATCAACTTCCAGCAGAGGAAGTCTACAACATGGTGAGAGAATCCCTCGACGGTATGGACTCAGATGAGTCCTAATCAACCACCGAGCTTGCATCTCAACACCCCCAGCAGTTATCCTAGAAGATCATGCTATTCCAATAAATACCCAAGCAGTGCTACACACAGCCACGATCTCGCCGATCACCAATCAGCCACCATGTGAATCTCTAGTATAAATTAGAAAAAACTTAGGATTCATGAACCATGAATTACCATGCAGGAACAGCCGATTTCATGCAATCATCATGGGAGGAGGGAGGGACTCTTGTCGCAATCAATCCTCAAGTTGATAATGAAGGTAAGATTATCCCTGAATATCGGGTGATAAATCCAGGATGGAACAGCAGGAAGTCAGGAGGATACATGTACTTGTTAGTACATGGGTTCATTGAACCAAAAGAAATCAAGGGGGAGAAAGGGAGGAAGAACAAGACATTCGCATCCTTCCCACTAGGTGTAGGGAAGAGTTCTGCATCACCAGATGATATCTTAGAAGGGGTGGTCAATCTAGACATCACAGTGAGAAGAACATGTGGGTCTAGTGAAATGCTTGTTTACGGCACATCCAACTTGACATCTGTCTTGACTCCTTGGAAGGACATATTGACAACAGGTGCTATTTTCCCTGCTATCAAGGTTGTTAATAATATAGACACTGTTCCAGTAAATATGCCTCAGAGATTTAGACCTGTTTTCTTGACTATAACTATGTTGACTGATGCAGGGATTTACAAAGTCCCAAAGAATATTTTAGACTTCAGGATGGCAAATGCTGTTTCATTTAATCTGCTGATTGAACTCCTAATTGGGGCTGACATTACCAAATTTGGGGTCGGCGGAGTGGTGGATGAGGATGGAGAAAGGATCACTACCTTTATGATTCATATTGGAAATTTCAGGCGCAAGAGGAATAAGGAGTATTCAGTTGATTACTGTCGTCAAAAAATTGACAAAATGGATCTGCGTTTCTCGCTGGGTGCAGTTGGAGGCTTGAGTCTCCACATTGTGATCTGTGGGAAAATGAGTCATGCTTTAAGAGCTCAGCTAGGGTACAAGTCATCAATCTGCTATTCACTGATGGACACGAATCCGTATCTTAATAAGGTGATGTGGAAAGCAGAATGCAGAATCAAAAAAGTGACAGCTGTTCTACAACCATCTATTCCCAAGGAATTTAAAATTTATGAGGATGTACTGATCGATCATACCGGCAAGATAATGAAATAAACACCCTAATGGTTCCAGGTCAGTGACATGCAAGGGCTCAATAAATAAATCTGACACTATTGGTTGATCTATACATTTGGGTAGACGATCATCTTTGTATCTACGTCCCACACATCAGAAGGCACTCTCTTATACACTCCACATCAATATTAAAGACTCCAATCCAGTTGATCAAGTACAGTGATTCATGGGACTTAAAGATCATTCAATCAGTAGGATGTATCCAATGACAACAATGAGGTACAATGCTTAGACTTATAATTCAAGATCATAGAAAAAACTTAGGGTGAAAGGAGTTATATTTAAGTTACTGATGCATATATCAATGCCCTGTTCACCCTCACAACTGACAAGCAAATCACGAACCTCATCAGCAAGGCAAAAATGTCAAAATTGAGAGCTGCGGTGCTATTACTGATTATGATTCCCTCTCTGTGCAGATCACAATTGGCATTGAGTGAATTAACAAAGATAGGAATAATACCTGGTAAATCATATGATCTCAAATTATCAACTCAGTCGACATACCAGTACATGGTTATAAAACTTATTCCTAACCTCAACAATATGACAAAATGCACCATAGACACACTCGATAATTACAAGAACATGTTGAGCAGAGTCTTGAACCCTATACATGATTCTCTCAAAAAGATGAAGGACGCAGTTCAGGACAAAGAGCCTGCAAATATGCCGCCAGTCAAATTTTGGGGGGCAGTTATAGGTGGTGTGGCATTAGGTGTTGCAACATCCGCTCAGATAACGGCAGGAGTTGCTCTTCACAACTCCATACAAAATGCAAATGCTATATTGCAGCTCAAAGATTCGATCAGGCAGTCCAACAAAGCGATAGCTGAACTTCAAACAGCTTCCCGGACCACTGTCACTGTTTTAAACGCGCTACAAGAGCAGATCAATACACAGCTGGTCCCAGCAATCAACAACCTAGGCTGTCAGGTAGTTGCAAACACTTTGGGGTTGAGGTTGAACCAATACTTTAGTGAAATATCCTTAATATTTGGTCCTAATCTTCGTGATCCCACATCTGAAACTTTGTCGATCCAGGCACTATCAAAGGCATTCAACGGAGATTTTGATTCAATGATATCACAGCTGAAGTATACGGACAAGGATTTCCTAGATGTGTTAGAAAGTGATAGCATAAGAGCCCGTATTATCGATGTTTCTTTGGAAGATTATTTTATCACTCTCCAAATTGAGTACCCAAGCCTTGTTCAAGTCAGTGATGCTGTTGTTCAAACTTTTAACAAAATTAGCTACAACCATAGAGGAAGTGAATGGATATCCCTATTTCCAACCCAGTTATTGATTAGAGGTATGTACATATCGAACATAGATATAAGTATGTGCACCATGACGTCGACTTCTCTGATATGCAAATCTGATACATCAAGCCCAATTAGTACAGCAACATGGTCGTGTGCAAATGGGAACTTAACAAGTTGTGCAAGAACTCGAGTGGTAAATGCACATATCCCTAGGTTTGCATTGTCAAGAGGTGTACTATTTGCAAATTGTGCTCCAATAGTGTGCAAGTGCAGTGATCCACCCATGAATATCAACCAGGAGCCTAAGATGACCAATGTTATGGTATCATCAGACGAATGCAGAGAGGTGTATGTTGATGGGTTATACATAACCCTAGGTAAAAGAACTTTGCCAAGATCAATGTATGCTGAGGATGTTTCCCTGGGAGGGCCTATAAGCGTGGATCCTATTGACATAGGCAATGAATTGAACTCAATCCATGATTCTCTCAATAAATCTCAAGAATATTTGGATGAAGCAAACGCATTACTGGACAAGGTCAATCCCAGAATTATAAATGTCCAGACCTTTGGAGTCATGTTAGCCTTTATCATCCTGCTTATTATTTGGGTAATAGCCACAATAATATGGCTCATATACCTAACAAAATCTATACATTACTTAAACCGTCATGTATCACTGAGTAGTAGAGGATCTACTGTGACTTCCCTGTCTGGGTTCGTCGGATGATGAAGTAAGTTGTTTCTTCTACTTTACTCAGCTATGATTGCAATGGTGCTTTCAACTAATTTTAAAAAGTGTATGTAAGGGTGCTAATTCAACTCTAGATTAAAGAAATAATTGTTTACAATAATTAATCTTAATCTTAAGAAAAACTTAGGATCAAAAGATAATTTAATTAGTAGGTAATTGGGGTAATACATATGAATCTTGGTATTATATAGTCTGGTGTTCTAGATTATAATACAATTGATCACTTATCTTATCAATAATACAATCAGTAAACTACACATTTGGTTTAATATGGAAAGAGATTCTGCAATTATTTTCTTTATAATTGGCTTTTTGCTTATAATATGGTTGGTATTAACTGTCAGTTGGCTCTTGTACATCACCTCAAAGCTACATGCAATACGAGCTGATTTATTAAGAAGGATGGCAGGAATGTTGGGTGAATTGATATGCAATGGATCTCATGATATGCTAATTAACACAAGAGACAATGCATTTCCTCCCCCATATAATGCCGCTCATGACAGAGATTATGATTAGGAAATCATTCCCTCTATGGTAAAGGTACTATTGATCGTGGTGCTATAAAAAACTTAGGACTAATGTTTCTATTAGTTCTATTGCTTTGTATAATCATCTATCTACTGATCAAGATATTTTGTTGTGCTTTGGAAACATATATGCTTCTTGATATCTATAGTCATGGAAACCATCTATGAGGATAAGGTCTCTGAACCTACATACTACGAGACCACCAGTAGTGCTCCTGCAATCTACAAAGCTACTCAGTTGCGCAGGGGTCAAAGATACCGCTATAATGCCCGGAGTATTCAGAACATCAAAAACAAAGAAGGAACAACCTACACCACAGTCATCATGGCTATCGGTCTCACTATCCAGGTTTTCGTATTTGTCACCCTTTGTTATCTGCTTATCACATATGAGAATGCAGATAGGAGAGGGTGTCGAATAGACGGAACCAAAGTTAAAATTGACTTTAAGGATCTTGATGAAAGACTAGACCAACTGAACATGAATGTCAACACGCTCTTGAACGCTATAACCTTTACTCTTCCACAGGTCTTGAATACCAATAGAGGCCAAATTATCCAAAGGATCAATTATCTTATGCACGAGATGAGGGAGCTCATAAAGTTGAACTCGATGACTCTTGATGTCAGGATGGGCCTTAACAAGACTTTAAACTTCAAAACAGGAGGATCCAACATGAATATTGTTAAAACTACAACAGATGTATACAGGACGACGACCCCAAGAAGTGCGACAGACCATGAAATTACACTGGTTCCGCGATTTCGACATACGGCAATTCCGTTCTATCCTCTGACAAAGGTTGATACTGAAGAGGACTCCTCTAAGAACTCTCTGTACGAGAGATCTGATAGAAAAGCAGATGACTACGAGAGAGAAGCTAAATTGTTTGACTATTCAAACATGTCTCCGTTCTTCTAGCTTTACACATCTGTCCATAATGACCCACTTGCTTTTTTATATCTGTTGGAAAATCTTTGTTACACATTTGTAATCAATAATGTATCAAAGGAAGACATGAAATCTACATATTGCAACCAACACCAGCAGTACACCACACAAAGATCAAGGCACAGCAATAATGAAATAATCAGGGTACAGTCCTGAGAGACCACAAAATACATCCTAAACCTGGACAATCAAGCTAATCACTTCCTGTTCATAAATACAATTTCGTTTCAGGTTATAGACTAATTAGAAAAAACTTAGGATCAATGTATCCTACAAACTTGCAAGCCTTCCTGAATGAATCCTCTAGCCGTACACACAGCAGCAATGTCGAATTTCTACGGAGTCAATGCGACACAAACTACAGATGCCAGGAAGGAGAACCACATAGGGGGACAGGATGTTTTCCGATATACCTCTATGATTGTTGGCTTGTTGAGCTTGTTTACGATTATTGCACTAAATGTCACAAATATTATCTATTTGACAGAGTCTGGTGGTACTATGGAGTCCATCAAGAACAGCCAACAATCACTAAGTGGTTCCATGAAAGAGACTACTGGAATTTTAATAGAGGATCTTAAACCCAAAACTGACCTTATCAACTCCATGGTTGGTTACAACATTCCAACTCAGCTGTCCTTGATCTACTCTACAATCAAGAATGATGTCCTCAAACAGTGTACACCTACATTCATGTTCAATAATACTATCTGTCCTGTTGCGGAACACCCGATACATTCATCTTATTTTGAAGAAATTAATCTGTCTAGCTTCGCAGCATGTGCATTGCCTAATGGAAGGGTTGTCATGAATTCTGAAGTGACATATACGGAGTATCCCTCATTCATACCTGGCTCAACAAGTCCCGGGAGTTGTGTGCGATTGCCTTCATTTAGCTTAAGTCCCACAATATTCGCATATTCTCATACAATTATGGGCCATGGGTGCTCTGAATTGGATGTTGGAGATCATTACTTTTCATTGGGCAGGATTGCTGACCATGGACATGAGAACCCAGTGTTTGAGACTATAACAGAATGGTTTATTAACGACAAGGTCAACAGAAGGTCGTGCACAGTTGCTGCTGGGCAGTATGAAGGATGGATGGGATGTGTGATTATGACTGAGACTTTCCTTGATGACCTTTCGTCTAGGGATACCGGTAGAGTTTCAATCACGTACTTGGATGTATACGGGAGGAAGAGAGAATGGATCTATACAAGGAGTGAGATAAGATTTGACCAAAATTATGCATCTCTTTATTTTTCTGTAGGCTCTGGGGTGGTGATAGGAGACAATGTTCACTTCTTAATATGGGGTAATCTATATTTTCCAATTGAGGAACCTGCCTTTTGTACCGCTCCACAATGCAGAACTTTCAATCAACAACAATGCAATCAAGCTCAGAGACCTGAGGCGTTTGGTGGTCATCAGATGGTGAATGGGATTTTGAGTTTTAAGACTACAACAAGGGGTAAACCAGTTCTCTCAGTTAGAACGTTTTCACCTAAGCTTATACCTCTTGGAACAGAAGGGAGATTGATACACTTCCAAAACATCAACAGGACATACATCTATCTTAGGTCAACTGGGTGGCATGCATTGCCTTTAACTGGAAGGATTATTTTCACTGTGCCACTGAATATCGAATGGATTCAACAGACGGCTGTTTCAAGACCCGGAAGGTCTCCATGTGGGGCCTCATCTAGATGTCCTCAACAGTGTGTAACAGGCGTTTATACTGACCTATTCCCAATGGGTCCGAACTATGAATATTCAATGACAGCATTTTTAGATAGTGAGACTGATAGAGTCAATCCAACACTAGCATTCATCAATACAGGCAGTATAATTTACAGGAAGACATTAACTCAGAGTAATCAAAAGGCAGGTTATACTACAACTACGTGCTTTATTTTCAAACTGAGAATTTGGTGTCTTAGTATTGTAGAGCTGTCTCCATCGACTATAACAGAATTTGAACCTGTCCCTTTCCTCTACCAATTGGATGTTGGTTGTAGAATGAGTCCTTCTGGCCAAATAATGCCTTTATCTTATGGGGAGAGAAGCTTGTCAATAGGCCCCTATAAACCGGCTAGGAAAGAATGCTATCTGGAACAAGTGGGTGATCAGTATTATCTTATTATATCAATACCAAACTCCATCCAAGCTTATACAATTAGAGATCTTGACCCCGAAAAGATACCACATACAGGGTTGTATATTAATGATATTTGTCCTGTATTGTTAAATGTGTACACTACTATGTCAGCAACTGCAAGAATGATGACAGCTATAATGGTTGGACAGTGGCAGTTCCGTCCTGTGAATCGACCTGGAGGGACAAGGGTTAACCTACCAAATAAATTAGCTAACGCCACTAGGAATGAGATGTATAGCCCTGAAGATCCAGGTCATAGTTATTATGTAGATAGATTGATAGACCAGTACAATTACCAAACACTCCCTGAAGGTGCATTGGTTGAAATATGTCTTAAATTGAATCGAGGAAATAATCTCACTATAATACAAGATATTCAATGCAGAGTGTATAAATATTCTCGAGTGAAAAGTAACTGGTCTATTGGTCCAACAAGTTCCCCCACTGGCATTACAATGAGAGACATGATAACACAACTTAATAAATTCTCCACAGCTTTTAGTCCACCTCTTCAGTGCAACCACAGTTTCCCCTGCCCTTGCCCGTGTAATTGTTCCTCCACAATTGGAACTACAAAAGAACCGCTCACAAGACTGCAGCACAACAACTCCACTCATACAAGAACAGCCGGGCTCAACACATCCCACAATAGGCTCCTATCCACGACAATAAAATCAGCTCATGTGACAAATTCATCAAAACGTAGAGACCAAGATAGCGCAACCCATTCTCACACCTCCCCAGAGACACCCGCCAGCCAAACCGAGAAGCACCACACTGCCACCCATCCCCATACCCCACCCACGAAGGACCAGACAGGGGCAACCGGCCACCCAGCTGCCAACGAGACAAGTCACCATCCGACACCAAGAACAACCACGAACCCAGACATCCACCACACAACCCCACCCCCAGGCAACCCACAGCCGGGCAACACAGCACCCCACCCAGAAGCGGCAACCAAGGCCCCCACAACCACCCCACAACCCCGGACCAACCACACAGCAGACGCAGCACCGCAGGCAGACCCACCCCAAAAGCTCAATCCGACCGAACAACCCATCAAAACACCAACACCCACCACCACACCGACCGCACCAACAACCTACCCTAACCGAACCACAGAACCCAACCCCGAAAACAATGACACACCCATCCACCCCCACAACGATCCCACAAGAGACACAACAACCTCCCCGGCAAACCACAACACACTTGACCCACACGGAGATCCAGAGGCCGAAGGGACAACAACATCAGAAACCACCAGCCGCTCAAAACCCGCAGGCGACACAAAAGAAACAGAACATGAGACCCTAGACTCCCCGAAAGATCCACACGTTGACACAACTACAAGCGCCACCACCACCGACGAGGGAGTCGACAAAACATCCACCAACACCACCCAGCACGCACACCCAACACCCAAACAACGCTCCCAAACAACGGACAACACCACCCGCCCAGATTCACCACAGCAGGACACCAGCACCCAAACAGACACACCCAGGGACCAGCCCAACTCCCCAGGCGCCGACCCCGGCCAGCCCCCGCCGACCGACCCACCAGAAGAGCAGAGGGAAGGAGGCCAGCCCGACAACAAAAAGCAGGAGGAAACATCCAGCAACAACACCAAGCCAGAAGATGCCAAAATCACCCCCGACAAAGCTGAATCCCGTGAAACCTCCAAACCAAACAGCTCCATCCCTACAAAAGAGGAAGAAAGACCCAACTCCCAACCACTCCTACGGGGTGGGGAAAGCCAAACTTTGAGACTGTCCAACATAGAGGATCTCCACATTGATGATACGAGTCCATCCCATACTTCGCACTCGGAGGTACAACCCACTCCAAAACCACCATCAGAAGAAAATCCTAGCTTTGAATTGATAGATGTCTCCCACAACAATCCTAAACCTGATGAATCTCTGACTAAACCCTGTTATCAGATAGATAGGCATTGCACAGATAATTATCTAAGCACGATTGGTCCGTTGATTGATTGCTACAACAAGACTGAAGAAGTTCTTTGCAGGCTACAAACACAAACCATAGATTATATGGAAAAGAATTGTCCAGGAGGATACCTTAATACATCTATGGCATCCATACTTGGCGTCGCCTATTCAGAGTACGGTGATTGCAGACGCGGTGAGTCGTTAAAGCCGGGCCATAATTACATATGTATGATTAATGGTACTTCGTATCTTGCCGATAGGGAATTTATATGTCGAAAACCATCATATAAAGTGATGACCAACCTTACAACTACAAAATTATTTCACTCTTCTCAAAGTCCTTTTGACACAGTCGGGCATCTGATAGGGAAGTACCCGTTTTCATATCAAGAGTTTATAGAATGGGCTGGGCACTATTATCCGAGACCAACAGAGTACATGTGTGGGCTCGGGGAATTCTGTGGGTATACATTTGTATTCTTTCTAAGCCCTGACTTCAATGCTTACTTTGAGCCTACAATATATTATAAGTCTATTGAGAAATTAAACAGGAGTCCCATACAGATATACAATCTTTGTGGGAGAGTGTTTGAGGTAGCTGATCAGTTGACTGAGCCTTACCATAATGTAATAGTTACACCATTAAAGAACAAAGTGCTTATCTTGAGATCTCTGTCATATAATGATTTTGCTGACCTCGGCGGAAATAAGACAAGTTGTGATACCATACTACAGCGTAGGGCATACTTCTCAGTCGAAACCTCGGTGGCCAAAGAGGCGAGAAAGAACAAAGGGAAGTTAGAGGCAGTTACAAAGTCACCTAATGAGAAGATAACTAGGATGAAAAGAGCCACGAATCCATCTTATGGTGCAACACCTTCATATGATACCTTCGGAGATTTGATCCTTAGTGCATTGGAGAGCCTATGGTACAAAAGAAGATAGAATAGTTTACAACAAGACAATGGCCCTTGACTAATTACCTCCAATACTGTGATATAATTCATAGAAATTTTATAAGTGTTAATTTTAATGATACGGTACAATATGTTATAATAGGCGGTGATCTTTTTGATTAAAGTGTAAGATTACTTATAAAAAACTTAGGATTAAGGTTCCTATTTCGAAGGTTCTATGTAATAGGACCCTTAATCCCTCCTTATCCACCAAGAGTAACCAATGTACCCGCATCACTAGTGTCACACATCACCAGAACTTCAAAGGACTCATCCGTACCATAACTCAACGATGAGTGCACAAATCAGTGACATCCTGTATCCTGAATGTCATCTTGATAGCCCTATAGTAACAGGCAAACTGATATCTCTACTTATCAAAGGGAATTTTCCCCATAGGGAGGATTTAAAAGACCCAACATTGCTGAGAAATCTTGACGCTAACATCGGCGATATCCACAGATTGCAGATAACCATTGACCAACAAAAACTAAGAGATGCATTGATCACAAAGTACCATGATCTTTCATCCCTATCACCAGTGCCCTATCCGTATGGTAATAATTATTTATTTAAGATTCGGGATAATGAGTATACAAAGGATATCTCCACAATCTTAACATATGCAAATACATGTTATAAGAAAATATCAGGAAAGATTATTAGGCTTGAAGATTTAGTCCAATCCAAACTAGGTTCTTACAACCAAAATTCAAATTATACCACTAATGATGAACGTGCCAAAATTAGAAGGCTGCCTAACATTATGGAAGGGAGTAAATGGTATAATCCATTCCTCTTTTGGTTCAAATGCAAATACATGATGAGGAAAATGATCAAAAGAGGAGTCAAGCTTAAATATAATAATTATAACACAGAACAAGTTTTTGATCTTTATGACCACTTCATTGCTATAAATAAACACCTCACTATAATAGTGGATAAAAATACCAACAACATTTATTACCTAACGTTTGAAATGGTTTTGATGTTTAGTGATGTATTAGAGGGTCGCTTGATGATTGACACAGGAATGGAAGCAGATGATAGGTTTCAACTTTTCAAGGAGAAGGGCCATGCATTGTGGAATTTTATGGATTCACTTTTCCCAAATCTAGGCAACGAAACATACAATATCGTTGCTATGATTGAACCACTTGTTTTGGGATTCTTACAGCTCAGAGATGAATCCAATTTGCTTAGAGGTGCCTTTTTACAATTTGCATTGGGTGAGATAGAGAATGAATTCAAGAGCCATGGTTTCACAAGTCGTGCCGATTTGGATCTAGTGCTTGACACTATAACAAACATATTCACAATTGATGATATCCACATGATATCTGAGTTCTTCTCTTTTTTCAGAACCTTCGGTCATCCCACGCTTGAAGCCAAGGAAGCGGCCTCAAAGGTGAGGGAACATATGAATAAGCCCAAAATAGTTAGTTTTGAAATAATGATGAAAGGACATGCCTTGTTTTGTGGTATAATAATTAACGGTTTCAGAGATAGGCACGGGGGTGCTTGGCCACCTCACGAATTCCCAGAACATGTATCCCAATTGATTAAAAATGCTCAAACAAATAGTGAAGCACTTACACATGAATTGTGTATTCAAGAATGGAAATCCTTTGTAGGGTTCAAGTTCAAGTGCTTTATGTCACTTACGCTAGATGAGGACCTCACTATGTATATGAAGGATAAGGCATTGGCCTCAATAAAGAAAGAATGGGACTCAGTTTACCCAAGAGAATTCATGACTTACACACCTCCTAAACAAACAACATCTAGAAGATTAGTTGAAGTATTCCTTAACGATACAGAGTTTGACCCGATCAATCTGATAAACTATGTGATCAGTGGAGAGTATCTGGTAGATGAAGACTTCAATCTTTCCTACAGCCTTAAAGAGAAGGAAATAAAGAAGGTTGGTAGGTTATTTGCAAAAATGACATATAAAATGAGAGCATGTCAAGTTGTCGGTGAATCTCTAATAGCAACAGGTGTTGGCCAGTTTTTCAAAGAGAATGGAATGGTCAAGAATGAGCATGAGCTACTTAAGACCTTACACAAACTGTCAGTCTCATCAGTATCTAGAGATAACAAAGCTGGCAGCAAGGCAGAGTTGAGAGTTCCGGGCAGCTCCGGCCAGTCTAGTAAAGTGAAAGGTAAACTGATAAGACAACAGTACGGTGATCAGGGCTCTGCCAGAAGCAACCTGCCAAGAATTAACGATGTCCAATACGAGACAATGAGTACATTCCTGACCACAGACCTGCAGAAATTCTGTCTTAATTGGAGACAAGAGACCACCAACATCTTTGCAGAAAGATTAGACGAGATATATGGGTTACCAGGGTTCTTCTCTTGGTTGCACAAAAGACTAGAAAAATCAACCCTATATGTCGCAGACCCTCACTGTCCTCCTTATAATAAGAAGCATATTTCTCTTGACGACACAAAGAACAAGCAAATATTTATCAAATACCCTATGGGGGGTATTGAAGGCTATTGCCAAAAAATGTGGACAATAATAACTATCCCGATTTTGTTCCTTAGTGCCTATGAATGTGGAGCCAAGATAGCTGCTGTTGTACAAGGTGACAACCAAGCAATTGCAATAACTAAGAGAGTTCATCCAAATATACCATACAAGCAGAAGAAGTACCTGTGCTCACAATTAGCTCAACAATACTTTGACAGACTCAGGATGAACATGGCTGGAATAGGGCATAACCTCAAAGCTAATGAGACGATTGTTAGTTCCCATTTCTTTATCTACTCCAAAAGGATTTATTATGATGGCCAAGTTTTATCACAGGCTTTGAAGCCCCTCTCAAGATGTGTGTTTTGGTCTGAGACAGTTGTTGATGAGACAAGATCTGCGTGTAGCAACATATGCACATCAATATCAAAGAGTATAGAGCAAGGCTATAGTCGTTGGATAGGGTATAGCATAGCAATGCTAAAAACCATTCAGCAAATAACTATAGCTTTGCAGTATACATTGAATGAATCTATGACCAGAGACATTGTGGACCCATTGATTCAGAACCCAAATTGGATTATAGCTGCTGCCCTCATCCCATCTCAATTGGGAGGCTTCAATTATATAAATATGTCGCGCCTCTATGTCAGAAATATTGGTGACCCAGTAACAGCATCACTGGCTGATGTTAAAAGAATGATAAAGGTTGGAATGCTGGATGAGAGAATTCTACAACGTATCATGCACCAGGACAAAGGAACCTGTACATACTTGGACTGGGCTAGCGACCCATACTCGATCAATATACCTTCATCTCAAAGTGTGACGATAATGCTGAAAAACATTACTGCTAGGACTGTTCTTCAACATAGTCAAAATCCAATGCTTCATGGTTTGTTTCATGAAGACTTTGATCAAGAGGATCAAGATCTCGCTAAATACTTGTTAGACAGACCTATAATTATACCGAGAGCAGCACATGAAATAATGGACAAATCCTTAACTGGGGCAAGACAAGAGATTGCAGGGATGCTGGATTCAACCAAAGGTTTGATAAGAAATGGGTTGCGAGCAGGTGGGTTAAGACCTAGACTTATCGAGAGGCTTTCATTTTATGATTATGAGCAATTCAGAGTCTTTAACTGTCTAATGGGTGTGAAAGAAACAAGTCCCCTAATCAGCTCAGATGCATGTTCGGTAGAGCTTGCTAGAAGGTTGAGGAATGTGATGTGGAACCACCTATCAGCAGGTCGTCCAATATATGGATTGGAAGTACCTGACACAATAGAAGCAATGAATGGTTTTCTCATTGATAACTGTTCGGATTGCTATTACTGTCAGGCTAACAACAATGAGTTCTGCTGGTTTTTTGTTCCAAATGGATGTGAGCTGGATCAGGTCCGCCAAGAGTCTAACAATATAAGGGTTCCATATTTTGGATCAACCACTGAGGAGAGAAGTGAAATCAAATTATCATCAGTCAGATCGTCATCCAGAGCATTGAAGGCAGCTATCAGAATAGCTACAGTTTACACATGGGCTTACGGAGACACAGACGAATGTTGGGAGCAGGCTTGGTATTTGGCATCATTCCGTGCTAACATCACATTAGCGGAGCTGAAGGCTATAACACCTATATCCACCTCTAACAACATTGCTCACAGGTTAAGAGATAAGAGTACACAAATGAAGTACTCAGGGAGTTCCTTAAATAGAGTCAGTCGTTATACCATGATTAGCAATGATAATCTTAACTTTATCAAGGATGGCAACAAGATAGACACAAACTTAATATATCAACAGGTTATGCTCCTTGGCCTCGCATCACTAGAGGACTTATTTAGATTCCAACTCTCGACTGGAACAACAAATACTGTTTACCACTTGCATGTAGAGCAGAATTGTTGTGTCATAGAAATGGAGGATCATCCATATGTAGATGTTACGGAGCCACCCCCAGTTCTTCAAGGTGTTTATACCAACCGATTGATCTATGATGATAATCCCCTGATTGAGAAAGATGTGGAGCGAATCTACACACAAACTTATAGATCTGTAACCATAGACTTCCCAAGATATAGTATGAATGAGTTGAACACAGTCCTAGCACAGTCTCTTGCATTGACTATTGTTGATATAATAACAAAAGAGACAAAAGATCATTTGACAGAGTTTAAAGTATTAGCTAATGATGATGACATCAATAGTCTTATAACGGAATTCATGCTGGTTGATCCTTCAGAATTTGCTCTTTATTTAGGGTTGGGTGTTGCTGTTAATTGGTCATTTGACATCTATTACAGAAGACCTCAAGGGAAGTATCAGATGGTTGAGTACCTGGCATCCAATATGAGAATAATGTCAAGATCCATCCTATCAGTTCTGGCTAATGCTTTGTCACACCCAAAGGTGTTTCGAAGATTCTGGGATGTAGGATTAGTTGAGCCTATTTATGGCCCTAATGTGAACACTCAAAATTATTCACAGATAGCAATTGATCTGATAACTAAAAGTTATGAAATTTATATTGACTATTGGCTTAATGGGAAGGCATTAGAATATATTATAACGGAAACAAATCAGGATATAGTCGATCAACGCTATGAAGGTATCCAATCAAGACATTTATGTTTTGTTTCTTGCTTGTATGTTGAGAGGAAATATATGCCTCCCATATTGGGCTTAACATCATTGGAGAAATGTTCTGTGCTACAGGATGCTTTGGATACTATGATTAAAGTACAACCTAACTCCAAATCCTGGAATACTAAATTGCTGAAAGTAGAAATATACCCTGTCTCGTCCACATATCTGAGAAGAGGATCAATTAAACACATTCGTTTAAGGAAATTCTTAGTGTTTGAGGACCCTTTATCAGATAAACCTAAATTAGACCCTCTCGACCCCAAATCGTTCATCATAATGAAAAATACCACTAAGGGGATAAACACTACTTTTAAGGCTTTCCAAGCATCTATACTACTGAGTGATGACTTCAGAAAGCTTAATCAATTAGAAGCCTGCATACCCACTAAAAACAGATGGGAATCACACACATTAAGAAGAGTAGGGATTAATTCTACATCGTGTTATAAAGCCATGGAAATCGGCATGTATATAGTGAACAAAGTTGACCTAGGAGGAGACAGGTTGTTCCTAGGTGAGGGATCTGGCGCAATGTTATCAACATACTATATGCTCCTGGGACCTGCCCTATGCTACTATAATACAGGGGTTCTTAATACTAACCTTATAGGTCAGAGGGTGTTTTCAATTTACCCATCCGAAGTTATGTTAGTAGCACATAATAACACCACTGATCTGGATATTGAGAGCAACATCAAAGTACTATTCAACGGAAAACCCGAATGTTCTTGGGTTGGGGATATGGAATGCTTTTCATATATTATGAATAATTGTAAATGTGATACATTTGCTCTTGTGCACAATGACATGGAATCATCTCTAGAAAAGAACCCTGAAATTATTCTAACTGAACAAGTCCATAGTTTGTGTATAGCCCTGAACATGTTGAAAAAGGATGGGATCTATATATGCAAGGTTGCACCGAGAGATGATGATTATTCTCAAACATTAATCACATTACTATACAGCTATTTCAGTGAGGTGACATGCTTCATCCCGTCCTACAGCAATCCCATGTCTCCAGAATGTTACTTGATCTGCACACAAAAGAAATTTTACAGTTTACTTTACCCTAACATCATACTTGACAATATTAAGGAAGGATTTAGAACAAGGAATATAATCATAAGTAGGAATATCTTAGACATGAAGTTTAGTATTAGGAAAGAGATGTGCAAAGTTAGAGGATTGTTTGGAGATTATCTTGCATCTGACCTAACAACCTTGGACGAGACTGAAAAGGCCCTGATGACATATGGCTTTCAAATAAATGGCCCAAAGTTAATCAAGCAAATAACAGGTCATGACATTGGATCAGGTGCCCCTAATCTAAGAGGTTATATTAACTCAAGTGTTAATAATTTGATTAACTATTGTGACCCAGATAGACAGAATAGCAATTTTCTTGATGCCTATCCCTTAAACAGAGATTCCAAACTCCGGGAATACATAGACTTGTTAGGAAAGAAATTAGCAGTGTATATTCTTTTGTATATGAAGGACAGTGATCAGGATTTGCGGAGATCTCTGATAAATAATCTCAGGAGAAAATATATATATTTAGATATTTGTAACTACTCATTTAGAGGACTTATACAACCTTATTTAATGAAGAAATTGATTAAACTGGATCTAAATACAAATTGGATGTATCAGTTGGATACTCCAGAAGTTAAAATTTGGTGGAAAATTGTCGGTTATTCTGTGTTACATCAAGAGGATGACTAGTAGAGGGATTTCCGGTATCCAAATCTTATACATATTGTAGTAAAGATTATTAAGAAAAACTACAACTATTTCAATAATTAAATAAGTATCCATATCTCCTTTGTTAGGT